CACGGCTTGTTTTTCGGCTGTGCAAGAAAACCAAATGTAACGGATTAAAAACCATAAAAACAAATACAAGATGAACAATAAATTAAACCAAAATGAAAAGCTGAAAAGCAAGCCGTTGTTAGGGTGCGTTAATTCTGAAAGCGACAAGGTGTTAATGTACCGTTTTCAAACTCCTGGACCATCATTTGCTTTCTCGCCTCTGGTAACTCTTAAAGGCTTTGAAAAGATAGAAGAAAAAGAGTGTAAAAGATTTCACGAACTAATGAATGAATTAAAAATAGAATGCTTAAAGTTAGAAGTGCATTTTGAAGCGAAAATATACAATACAGAAGATATTGTTATTCGCAATTTTGGTCTTAATGCACCCTAACGGTTCAGTGATATGTGCGGATTTTCGGAGTAGGAATCGCTAATGTTTCAGCCACAAAATTATAATATCAAGTACAAAAAAATAAATCAATAATCACAAATGCCGAAAATCGCTCATATCACTTGTTATGAGTAGGCTTTTTAACACCAAACGAAATGGGAATTAAGAAAATAGCAAGACCAATTAATTCAGCCAAAAATAAATTTATCCAATGGCTGAAAGACAATAAAGCTGAAAATATTGATGAATATGAAGGCGAAAAAAAAAGATGGTGATGGTTGGGATTATTACAGAACTGTTTCTGCTTTTGTCGGGGAAACTCTCTATACTGTTTATTTCACAATATGGAATGGAAATGTAAAAATTGATTATTCTGATGAAGAAAATAGATATAGAGATATGAGTGTAGATGACTTTATGCAGTTGCTATGGTAAGCTTACTCATAACGTCTTGGTACTACAGCGGGTTTGGGACTAAATTAAGACCATTCTTCGGATTTGCCAAATCATCCCAAATACAAAACCAACTTTCCATTAAGCCTATTGCCCAAATCCGTTGTAGTAGCTGTTAGGCGGTGTTACTTTTTCTCCAATTTTCTAATTTTTCGATTCGGCCAATTATCTCTATAACGTATTTTATTTGAACTTTTTACTTCAAAAATTATTTCGGAATGGCTTCCTTTATAATCTCTTATAATTTCATTCTTATCATTTAACTGAAATTCTGGTTTGAGAATTAATCTATTTTCTATTTTTTTCCATTTGCCCGAAATAATGTTATCATTAAGTTCATCATGAAAACCATACAAATAGTATTTTTTAAAACTACCATCATTATATAAAACTAGGCTATCACTTTCGAAAAGGTTATCCATTTTGTTCTTAGATAGATTTTCAAGTTTTGAATATTTGTTGCATAGATTTCTGCTGGATTTTGAGTAAAACCTTTTATTGAAAAAATGAAACACATAATTGCAAATCGAATCTTATTGTTCATGTCGTTTTTTTTGTAATACCGCCTAACTATTGGCTAACCGCTACTAATGTATTACAATTATGAAAAAATACACTAAAACAAAGGTTATACGCATTTCTGAAACACAATTAAAAACATTGCAAAAAATGAAATCTTACAAAGTAGATGTTGGTAAATTTATTCGTGATGCAATTTCAGAAAAAATAAAACGTGAATATTCAGAAATGATCCCAAAGCCAGAAAAATTTAAATGTCCTTTCTGAAAAAATAAAAACCCCAATATTAATTTATCACGGTTTTTTCATATATTTACAAAAATTTATCTTATGGCATGTACTCAATATACATTACTGCAATATCAAACTTTAAGCGACGCTATTGTTTCAGGAGCTTTAGAAGTTCAGTATGGTGACAAAACCGTCAAGTATCGTTCGCTAGATGAAATGATACGCATTCAGTCAATGATGAAAAATTGCTTATTTCCAGAACAAAATACTAATAATGGAAGAAAATACGCTAGTTTTTCTAAAGGAACTAATAACTGTAGATAATCCGAAATATAATTGCCGATAACCATATATTATGAATATAATTGACAAAACTATCTCGATATTCAACCCAAAGGCAGGTGCTGAACGTGCTAAGTTTAGGGCTATTGAAAAAACCATAAACTCAGGAATTAGAGGTTACGAGGCGGCAACAAAAGGACGTAGAGGCGACGGATGGATGCCTTATAACACGTCCGAAAATGCAAATAGTGATATTCAGAAATCATTGAAGACTTTACGTGACCGTTCAGTTCACGGCTATAAAAATAACGCCTCTATATTCAAGGCAATTAGAACGATTCAGAACAATGTCATTGGAACTGGGATTATGCCAACGCCTGTAAAATCTGATTCTAATTTATCCAAAAATGAAATTCAAAAAATAAAAGACGAATGGAAGGCATGGGCAGAAAAAACTGATTGTGATTTTGACGGCTTTTTTTCATTATACGGAATTCAGAGTTTAATTATGCGTAACGTGGCTATGCAGGGAGAAGTTTTTGTTTTAAAACGTCGTGATTCATCAAGCAGACACCCTATCAAATTGCAGGTACTTGCACCGCATATGGTAGATCACACGAAAAATTCATACATGATAACTGAACGAAAAGGCAATTATGTTGTTCAGGGCGTAGAATTCAATGACCAAGGTAAGCGTGTTGGATATTGGGTTTTTGACCACAATCCAAACAATGAATACACAATGAAGCTGGCTCCAAAATTCGTGAGTTCAGACGACATGATTCATATTTTTTACAAAGAATTTCCAGAGCAAGTGAGAGGCGTCCCATTTGGAACAGCGACAATGTTGTCGATGCGTGACCTTGCCGATTATAAGGACGCTCAATTAATGTTGCAAAAAGTAGCTGCTTGTCACGTGGCGTTTACCACTAAGCAAGAAGCGGGTGACGGGCTTGGAAGTCTTGAAGCTGCTACAGGTCAAGAAATTGACAGAATGGAACCGGGAATAATTGAACGTTTAGCTCCAGGAGAAACGGTTACATTCAACAACCCTCCTACGCCTTCAAGTTTTTCTGAATATGTTTCAAAAAATCAACAGGAAAACGCTGCTGGTTATGGAATTACTTACGAACAACTTACTGGGGACATGGGCAATGTTAATTTTTCAAGTGGTCGTATGGGATGGATAGAGGCTCAAAGACAGATTGAAGACTGGCAGTATAATATGTTTATTCCTCAGTTTTGCGATAAGATTTGGACTTGGTTTATTGAAGGTTTGAAAATTAAAATGATTGTTTCAAAAAATGCAGGTGCAGAGTGGACACCACAAGGACGTGAAATGATAGATCCTGTTAAAGAAATGAACGGTTTGATTTTAGAATTAAAATCAGGGCTAGTTTCGTGGACTGAGGCTTGCAAGCGTAGGGGTTATAATCCGGATACTCTTTTAGAACAAATGAGAGTCGATAAAAAAATGTTTGAAGATGCAGGAATTAATGTTGAGTGGATAATTCAGGAAGCCGTCAAAATCACAATCAGTTTTTTCTGCCCATGCCTTCCACTCGTCTTTTATTTTTTGAATTTCGTTTTTAGATAAATTAACATCAGATTTTACAGGCGTTGGCATAATTCCAGTACCAATGACATTATTTTGAATAGTTCGAATTGCTTTGAAAATCGAAGCGTTATTTTTGTAACCGTGAACAGAACGGTCACGCAAAGTTTTTAACGATTTCTGAATATCACTATTTGCGTTCTCGGATGTGTTGTAAGGCATCCATCCATCTCCACGACGGGATTTTGTCGCAGCTTCGTACCCTCTGATTCCGGAATTAATAGTTTTTTCAATAGCACGGAATTTGGCACGTTCAGCACCTGCTTTAGGACTTATAATCGAAATCGTTTTATCTACTATATTCATAATATCTGGTTATCGGCAGTTATTGGTTCCCTTAGAAAAACTGGCGTATTTTCGTCCGTTATTGGTGTTTTGTTCTGGAAATAGGCAATTTTTCATCATTGATTGAATACGTATCATTTCATCCAGCGAACGATACTTAACCGTTTTGTCGCCATACTGAACCTCTAAAGCTCCAGATACAATCGCATCACTTAATGTTTGATACTGCAATAATGTGTATTGAGTGCAAGCCATAATAAAATTTTTGTAAATATATGAAAAAACCCCGATAAATTAATATTACTGATAAATTTTACCAATATCCACTATTTTTTTTCTTTTTATTTTCAACTGGTTTCGGTTTGTCTGCTAGTTTCACAACCTCAACCGTGCTTTGCGCTTTAATTTTTTCCCAAGTGTCGTCTTTGAAACGGTCAATTCCGATAATATATGCTGCTGCACGGGCGTAATTTCGAACGTCCAAAGCTTCATTTCTTGCCCCGGATTTTTTAGTCCATTGGTATTCAGCAAAACCTTTTTTATTTATAATCTGTTCTTGCTGTTCAGCTGTCAACATTTTAAAATAATGTCGGTCGTATTGCGGAAAGTGACAATAACCTTCTGGATAAACCTCCACGCCTTCAATTTCAGTAGGTTTTAATTTCAAGAATCCATACAATTCAGATTTTAATAAACTGGTTCCTAAATACCAAATTTTGCGAGCTTCTATTTTTTTTCCACTACGAGCCACGTTGTAAGCTCTTGGAGGCGACACCATGACGTCTTTAACACTGTCACGTCCCATGATAGGAATTACTTTTGAATATGGAAATTTTGAAGTAAAGTCGTAAACAGTAGAGGTTTTAAATCCAGCATCTATACATGTCAAATTTATCGACATTGATCTATAACCGCACTCATATTGCTTAGTGATCTGATTCGCTAATTTTTCCCAAACATCAGGTTTCGAAGTATCACCAACGAAAACGAAATATTCAATGGACCACG